GCTTAAGAGTCAATAAGTTGACTTTTCCAATAATATAATATAATAAATAAATGGAGATCGGTGATATTATTAATCAATATCTTAAAGAAGCAAGTATTGATACAAACTTAGATCGATTAGAAGTTACGTCAACTCAGGAACAATTAGTAGCTAATAAACATAAATGGTCTGCTAGATTAATTAATCACAAGATCACTTTAAATAATTTTAAATCTAAGCGCTCTTCTCGCTTGGAAGAATATATAACTAAGTATCAAGACGATGAGCCTGTACGCGTAAATAGATCTATTGCAGAGAAAGCAGTCCAAAACAAAAAAGAAATAAAAGCTATAGATTTAAAAATTCAAAATGAAGCGCTTATTATTAGCTTCTTAGAAAATATATATAAAAATATAAGTTTTGCGACGAATGATATAAAGAATCTAGTCGAGTTGATGAAACTTGAAACTCAATGATTAATATTACATTAAATTCAAACTCTCAAGCTGTATTAGAGGGCCCTGAGCTAGATATCATTAGAGAGCATTTTAGTGTGAAAAACGAGGCCGCGCATTTTCAAAGAAGATTCGGTAGGTTCGTCCCTCAGCGAACATATGTAATTACTCAACAAGGTAAAACTGATATCGGATTATTAGTAGAGATTTCAAAGTTCTGTAGAACTAAAGATATAAAAGTTAGCTTTACAGAGGAAATAAAAAAATCATTAATACCTACATTGCGTAAAAATAATATTGTTGATTATAATTTAAATTTAGAATATAGAGAATATCAACAAGATATAATTAATAAATGTATTGATATAGGGAGAGGGACCATAATACTAGCTACCGCTGGCGGTAAGACCCTTACAATGGCCGGCTTATTAGAATTTTATTATAATAATTATAGTAAGAATTTTAGAGGGTTAGTTATAGTACCAGACTTAGGGCTAGCTAATCAAACTATATCTGATTTTAAGGAATACGGTATTTCCTTTTCTACTACCAAATATACTGGGAAAAATGAATTAAATTTATCTCGTAATGTTATTATCGCTAATTTAGGTATTTTACAGAGTTCGAAGCAAGATATATCGTGGATAAAACATATAGATTTTTTAATAATGGATGAAGTCCACAAATTAAGAAGAGGTAATAAAATAAACAATATTCTCAAAAAAATTGATACTCCACATCGGTTCGGCTTTACTGGTACCCTACCGCCAGAATTATTAGATAAATGGAATATTTTTGGTAAAATAGGTCCTCAATTATTTGAAAAAAAAGCTTATGAACTAANAGATGAAAAATATGTTGTACCTGCTAAAGTACATGTATTAGAGTTAAATTACGACACACCCTCGACCCAAATTTATCATGGAAATAATTCTAATGCATATTATTTGCAAGAAAATGAATTTATACGTAGGAATTGCTTTAGAAATAAATTATTAGCAAACCTTTCAAATAAATTAGATAATAATGCACTAATATTAATTGATTATATAGAGCATGGAGAATTATTACTTAATACATTAAAAGATATTTGCAAAACTAAACAAGTATATTTTATTAGAGGAGAAGTCGACGTACGAGAGCGTGAAGAAATACAAACATTAATGGAAGAAAAAAAAGATGTAATAGTTGTTGCTATTTCAAAAATATTCTCTACAGGTATTAATATCAAAAACTTACATTATATAATGTTCGCCGGTGGCGGAAAAGCAAAAATAAAAATAATACAAAGCATTGGCCGTGGCCTTCGGTTGCATACTGATAAAAAAGAGCTTATAATTTTTGATATTGCCGATAACTTACGCTACGGTCAGCGTCATATGGAGCAAAGACTATCATTATACGACAGCGAGCGTATAAATTACAATTTTACACAATACTATGAAACTAGAACCAAAGCCAAAACCAAAACGAAAAAAACCGAATAAAAAAACATATTACGTTAATCCTAAGGATTTTTTACAATATTTAAAAGACTATTATACGACAGATGATTTAATAGACGAATTAGCAATGTCAGTATATAAAATTGCTGTCGGTTTGAGCTATTCTCCTAATTTTATAAATTATAGCTATAAAGATGAAATGATAGGTGATGCTGTAGTTAAAATGGTCGCTGCTGTAAAAAATAAAAAATTTAGAATTGACTCTCCGTCAAATCCTTTCTCATACTTTACAACTATTGCATACCATGCATTCATTAATAGAATTAAAAAAGAAAAAAAATACAGAGAAACGATCGCTGATTATCAAGAGCAAGTATACGGGAGTTTAGCGCAAGATGAAGAAATCGCCCTCAAGCGCACACCCTTCGCCTCCGATCAAGAATTATATACTTAATGTCTTCTGAGAGTAATAAAAAAATCGGATTTTTTTCTGATTTACATATAGGTATACATCAAAACAGTGAAAAATGGCATGATGTGACCCTTGAATGGGCAAAATGGTTTACATTTGAATTAAAACAACAAAAAATAACTCAAATAATATTTGGCGGTGATTTTTTCCATTATAGAGATGAAATAAACGTTAAATCTCTTCACTTTGCAAATAATTTATTAGACTTGTTTAATGATTTTGAACTATTCATGATACCTGGTAATCACGACGCATATTATAAAGACAATTCTAATGTACATTCATTGTCTATTTTAAATAATAGAAGTAATATTCATATTATTGATAAGCCAAGCACACGGAATATGTTCGGCTTTAAGGTTTCCTTTTGTCCGTGGGGTACCTCTATAAAAGATATTCCGGAATGTGACCTACTAATTGGTCATTTTGAAATTGAAAATTTTAATTTTAATAGTTTTAAAATATGTGAAGCAGGTATTCAATCATGTGACTTACTTACAAAATCTAAACTTATAGTATCCGGTCATTTTCACAAACGACAACGCCGAAAATATTCAAACGGAGAAATAATTTACGTCGGTAACCCGTTTCAAATGGACTTTAACGACGTTCAAGATCAAAAAGGGTTTTATATCTTTGATTTTAGTGAGCAAAACATAAAATATACCGTTATTGAAAATAAAATATCTCCAATACATATAAAAGTAAACCTAAGTGAACTTGAAAAATTAAAAAACATAGCAAAAGAAATCGGCTGGTCTAAGCTAGCTATAAAAATTGTTATAGATAAAGACATAAAGACAAATCTACTTGACAAAATAATTGCATCTATAAACTTTGAAGCACCTTTCTCATTAGTAACAGACTATCTATATAAGTTTAGTATTGGTGACAATATCGCATTAACAAATGAACTCGGTGACTTGAATATAAAACAATGTATTATAGAATACATAGACTCTTTAGATATAGACAATAAAGGAGAAGTGACGACAAAAACTGTACATTTATATAATCAGTTTACATGAAATATATAAATTTTAATACAATAAAAATTAGAAATTTCCTATCAATAGGAAAACAGCCAATTGAAATTAAATTCCAACCAGGGTTAAATGTAATTACTGGTGTTAATAGAGATAAAGAAGATAGGAGAAACGGTGTTGGTAAGTCAACAATTGCTGACGCTATACACTTTGCTATTTTTGGTGAGACAATAAGAGAGGTTACAAAAGAATTTGTTGTAAACTCTATAAACAAAAAAAATACGTACGTAGAATTACAATTCTCAATAAATGAAAACAATAAAACAAATAACTATCGGATTGTACGTAAACTAAAACCTACAAAATGTTATCTGTACGTCGATGATATAGACGTAACTGAAAGTACTATACCTAACACTAGCAAGAAAATAAAAAAAATATTAAGCTGCTCTCCAGAAGTATTTCAAAATTGCGTTATAATGTCGCTCAATACTACATTACCGTTCATGGCGCAAAGAAAAGTTGAGAAGAGAAAATTTATCGAAGGTATATTAAATTTAGAAATCTTCTCTGACATGCTTTTAAGTGCTCGCTCCGAATACAACGATGTACAAAAAAAATACGAACACATTACAAAGGACTTTGACCATGCAACTAACATCTTTAAACTTCTTAAAGAACAAAAAGATAAAATTTTAAGTAACATTATTGAGCAAAAAGATAAAATAAATGATAGAATAAAAATTATAAATGAAGATATAAAGCAAAATAAGATAAAAATTAAAAGTATAAATAAAGATTTATATAATAAAAGTATAAGTAAGCTAAGCTTTATAAAGG